AACGCAGCCTGCTATTATGCAGTTGGTACTAGCCCTGTGGCTTATAACACCGGTAATTGCGTATTAATTCCAGCAAATACCATACGTGATATCATAGTAGGTGACGGCACGTATACCAGCACTTGGACACAGTTAGGCAACGTTGTAACCAGTGTAACTAACCCAAAGATCACTTTTATCACCACAGCTGGTACACTGGCTGTAGTAAACATAACAGAGATCGGCACGGTAGACTTCTCAAGAACAGCCGACTAACAGCTATACAAATTTAAAAAGCCGCCTACAAGGGCGGTTTTTTATTTCCAAAAGCTCTTGCTCTTATCATTATATCTTGCTACTATAACTAGTATATCCCAATAAATATATAACTATGATCTTTGGTTACCTATTACTAGCAGTCGCATTAACAATATCCTTAACAGCCGCTTTCTACAGTATCGCGGGCCTGACTGCTATATTCGCCGCGGCATTTTGGCCTATCGTTATCATGGGCAGTGTGCTTGAACTTGGTAAAGTTATCACCACAGTTTGGCTACACAAGTATTGGGATCGTGTCGCAGTCCAATTCAAACTATATCTAGTTCCAGCAATTGGTATATTGATGCTAATTACATCAATGGGGATATTTGGATTTTTGAGCAAAGCACATTTGGACCAAGCAGTGCCGGCAGGTGACATTAGCAGTCAAGTGCAGATATTTGATGACAAGATCAAGACTGAACGTGATAATATCGAAGCCGCCCGTCGAGCTCTTAAGCAAATGGACGCACAGGTTGATGAGAAACTAAGTCGTACCACAGATGATCGAGGAGCAGAACGTGCAGTCCAAATCCGTAGAGCACAATCCAAAGAGAGAACCAATCTCCAAAACGAAATTTCCTCCGCACAGAAAAAGATTTCAGCACTACAAGAACAGCGAGCACCTATCGCCAGCCAAGCACGTAAAGTAGAAGCAGAAGTTGGTCCAATCAAATATATAGCCGCACTTATCTATGGTGACAATCCAGATGCTAATCTATTAGAAAAGGCAGTCAGATGGGTGATCATCCTGATCGTCTTGGTATTTGATCCATTGGCATTAGTTTTAATCTTGGCCGCTGATCAGACATTTACTTGGCATAGAGAAGACAAACGTAAAGGTTGGAAACAACAATGGATTCCGACTACAGAAGATCCCTGGCACGATATTGAACCATTGACTGATGAACAGTTAGACAAGGTAAAAGAACAATCAGGAGTTCCACAAAATTTAGATGGAATGGATGCGGCCGAGTTTCTTAAATCATTAAATATTCCAGTATTGGAAGGTGAAGAAACACAGGCACAACGATTGATAGATGAAGCAGAAGCCAAAAATGCTACACTCCAACGCGAACTAGAGGCAGTTAAAGCTACAGCTGAAAACCTAAAAAAAAAGTTAGTGAGCTGGATCAAAGACCCCCTAAAGAAAAAATCGTAATACAGGAAGTCATCAGAGAAGTTCCTGTTGAAGTCATCAAAGAAGTCATAGTAGAACGTCCCGTTGAAGTTATCCGTGAAGTCTATATTGAACGTCCTGTTGAACCACCACAGCCCGTAATAGAATTACCAACTGCTGATATTCCACATGCTGATCCACCACCTTTACGTGGTCGTCCAGCACCGGCTACAGACGAAGAACCGATTAATCCTGTGCCTAAAGCTGTGGTCATACATGACAATCCTAATCAGATAGTAATACCAGATTTTAGTATCAATGCTGAATCAACCGCACCGGTCAATGTTGGTTTTGGCACTAACTTTCCTCCTACTCCAGTCAAGGGTGATATGTATCTGCGTGTAGACATGTTACCTAGCAAGTTGTTCAAATGGAATGAAAAGAAATGGATAGAAGTAGACAAAACCAAGACTGACAGTTTTGCCTACGATCGTGCATATATACAACATCTAATAGAAAAGATTGACAGTGGTGAATATGATATTGACTTACTTACAGATGCAGAACGTGAACAAATCAAGGAATATTTAAATGGAAAATCAAAAAACTAGGTATATTACCTATCCCAGTACAGTAGAAAAAGAGCGATATACAGCATTGATCGTTGATATTAAACCAGCAGATTTTATCGTCTTGACAGAATTCCTGCAGAACAATGACAATGATTTTGATGTCTACTTATATGACGGTAAAAGCCATGATCTAGAATGGTTAAATCATGTCAGCAAATCGTGTGATGTCGTATTAATAGATGACGCAAGCCAAGTTAAAATTACACCAGAAGATACTAACATCCGTTATGGTCTAGGGTTAGAATATCAGACACCATATGGTTACTTCACCAAATTAGTTGACAAAATTACCCCAATTAGCGTATAATATCATAAATAATATACTAATATAATCAAGGGAAGGTAAAATTGGCATACGATAATCCACTAAAAGGCAGCACAGTCTACGTCAGAGACGGCAACGTTGAACAGGCCATGCGCAAGTTCAAAAAGAAGATGATGGATAGTGGTCTTTTACAGGACATGCGTGAGCGTGAATTCTACGAAAAACCTACCAGCCTGCGTAAACGCAAGGCCGCGGCCGCGAAAAACCGTTGGCAAAAGAAACTATCTAGCCAACAGTTGCCCAAGAAGTTATACTAGTATATAATAAACTGTAACAGAAATAAATAAATGTATAGAGTGCCTTAGGGGCTCTATATTTAGATCTTGCTTAATTAAAGGAGAAACTATATGTCTAAGATCATCGGTATCGATTTAGGAACCACAAACTCATGCGTGGCTATCCTAGAAAACAACAAACCCCGTGTAATTGAAAACAATGAAGGTGCTCGTACAACACCTAGCGTCGTTGCCTATGGCGATGAGATCCTAGTTGGTGCATCAGCTAAACGTCAAGCAGTAACCAATCCAAAGAAAACAATCTATGCCAGTAAACGCTTGATTGGTCGTAAGTTTGACGAACCAGAAGTACAAAAAGACATTGACTTAATGCCCTACGAAATCGTTAAAAACTCTAACGGCGATGCCTGGGTTAAGATTGATGATCGTGAACTAGCACCACCACAGATCTCAGCAGAAGTATTGATCAAAATGAAAAAGACTGCTGAAGACTATCTCGGCTATGAAGTAACACAGGCAGTTATCACAGTGCCGGCCTACTTCAATGACGCACAACGTCAAGCAACCAAAGACGCAGGTAAGATCGCAGGCCTTGAAGTATTACGTATCATCAACGAGCCAACTGCGGCCGCACTAGCATTTGGTATGGACAAACAAGAAAAGGGTGATCGTAAGATTGCCGTATACGACCTAGGTGGTGGTACATTTGATATCAGTATCATTGAGATCAGCAACGTAGATGGTGAACATCAGTTTGAAGTTTTGTCAACCAACGGTGACACATTCTTAGGTGGTGAAGACTTTGACCAACGTTTGATGAACTACATCATCGATGAGTTTATGAAAGAGTCTGGTGTAGATCTAAGCAAAGATCAACTTGCTCTACAACGATTAAAAGATGCCGCTGAGAAAGCTAAAATTGAGCTATCAAGTGGACAACAAACAGCAGTAAACTTACCTTACATCACTGCTGATGCTAGCGGTCCAAAACATTTAAACGTAAACATCACACGCAGTAAGTTTGAAAGCCTAGTTGAAGAACTAATCAATCGCAGTATTGAGCCATGTAAAGTTGCCCTTAAAGATGCAGGTGTATCAGCTGGCGACATCAGTGATGTTATTCTAGTTGGCGGGCAAACACGTATGCCTAAGGTACAAGAAGCAGTTGAGAAACTGTTTGGTAAGGCTCCACGTAAAGACGTCAATCCAGACGAAGCTGTTGCAGTTGGTGCGGCTATCCAGGGTGCTGTACTTGCTGGTGATAAGACCGACGTTCTATTATTAGACGTTACGCCATTATCATTAGGTATTGAAACACTTGGTGGTGTTATGACCAAACTTATTAAGAAAAACACAACTATTCCCACCAAAGCTAGCCAAGTATTCTCAACAGCAGATGACAATCAACCAGCTGTGACAGTGATCATCGCCCAAGGTGAGCGTGAGTTTATCAAAGACAATAAAGTACTAGGTCAATTTAATCTAGAAGGTATCGCTCCAGCACGTCGTGGTCAACCACAGATTGAAATCACTCTCGATGTTGATGCTAACGGTATCTTAAAAGTGTCAGCTAAAGATAAAAACACTGGCAAAGAAAACAAGATCACTATCAAAGCCAACTCAGGTCTGACAGATGAAGAGATTGAAAAGATGGTACAGGACGCTGAAGCCAATGCAGAAGTGGATAAGAAAGCACGTGAAGTTGTAGAAGCTAAGAACGCAGCTGATGCACAACTACACGATGCACGTAAAGACCTTAAAGAATATGGTGATAAGATCACTGATGAACAAAAGTCTAAGATTGAACAAGCGATCAATGAAGTTGAAGATGCGATTAAAACTGAAGATGCTGAAAAGATCAAAGACTCTGTAACCAAGTTGTTTGAACCGTTATCAGCACTGTTACAGGCCAAACAAGCAGCAGAAACTCCACCAACAGTGGAACCTGGTGCAGAACAGAATTCAGAAAAACCCAGCGATGTAGTAGATGCCGAGTTTACTGAAGTTAAAAAGGATGCCGAATAAGGGTCCTTTATTTAATCTTGCTTTATATAAGGAGAATAAGCTATGAAACAAGTATATATTAACAGTTTGGATATCCCAAGTATCCAAAGATTTGCAGTTGGATTTGATCGCATGTTTGATGAGCTCAGCAGAACAGCTGGCACATTGAATGCCAGTAACTATCCACCTTACAACATCATCAAAGAGTCAGAAACTATCTGGAAGATTGAGGTAGCAGTGGCGGGATTTGATGAAAGTGAATTGGATGTTGAGATCGTTAACAACGAACTGGTTGTTACTGGCGCAATCAATAAAGAAAACAAGGTAGAAGCGCAGTATCTACATCAAGGTATTGCTGGCCGTGATTTTGAACGCACATTTGCTCTCGCAGAAAACGTTGAAGTCAAAGGTGCTGGTGTTAAGAATGGTATCTTAACTGTTACTTTAGAACATATCGTTCCAGAGTCAGCTAAGCCTAAGAAAATCGCTATTACTTTCCAAAAGTAATTGCAATTTAAAACGAAAGGTAGTATAATTAATAGTATGGGCGGTAGAAATATCGCCCGGCTATTCAACTAAAATATGACAAAAACACTCGAAAAGGAATTTATGGGTACCAAAGCCGTTACTAGAGTAAAACCTACTCCCAAAATTGACTTGAAAGAACCTCCCTTATATCGTGTGATCTATATTAATGACAGCGTGACCACTATGGAATTCGTCATAGAAACTCTGGTTACTATTTTCAATCACACACCAGAATCTGCACAAGAAGTCACAATGAAGATACACGAAGAAGGCAGCGGTACTGCTGCAATACTTCCATATGAGATGGCAGAACAAAAAGGTGTTGAAGTCACACAGCTGGCCCGCAACAATGGATTTCCTTTACAGATAAAACTAGAACCAGCAGAATGATATTCAACAAAGTTAGACAGCTTAAAGATGAAGGTAAGACTATTGGCATAACATTTAGTACCTTTGATCTTTTCCATGCTGGCCACGTAGCTATGCTAGCAGAAGCAAAAAATCATTGTGATTATTTGATCGCTGGACTGCAAACAGATCCAACTATCGATCGTCCAGACACTAAAAACAAACCAATACAGAGTATCGTTGAGCGTCAGATACAACTAGCGGCTTGCCGTTATGTTGACGAAGTTGTGGTCTATCAAACAGAACAAGATCTAATTGATCTATTATTAATCCTACCATTGGATGTGCGTATCCTTGGTGTTGAATATGAAAACACTAATTTCACTGGACGTCCGGAATGTGCTCATCGTGGCATTGAGCTGGTGTTTAATGGTCGTGATCACTCATTCAGTTCTAGCAGTTTACGCAAACGTGTAGCACACGCAGAAACAGAAAAACTCCTAAAGGACAATCATTGATGGACATAGCGTTAGACTTGGAAACACTATCGACTCGCCCAGATGCTACTATATTGACATTTGGTGCTTGTAAGTTCAGCCCATATAACCAAGAAGCCATTGACAAGATCATCTACTTCCGTGTGAACTTGGATGAACAGATAGCTCTTGGACGCCATGTAGATGATAATACTATTGCCTGGTGGGATGAACAGGACGATGATGTCAGAGAAGAAGCCCTTGGTGAAGGTGATCGCATTAGCCTAGAGCAGTTCACGCAAGAGTTAAATAAATTTATAGTAGGCTGTGATAATATCTGGGCACAAGGTCCTGTATTTGATATTGTTATCTTAGAAAACTTATATAGACAAATGGGCTTGCCTTGCCCATGGCAGTTTCATCAGATCCGTGACAGTCGCACACTATTAAGCACATATGGTAATTGTTATTTTCCTATAAACAAAAACAAAGCGTGCAGACATATCTCCATAGAAGATGCAATAAACCAAGCACAGGCTGTGCAGGAATGGTTTAAACTTATGGGAATAACAGAGAAAAGATAATGGATATAATGTTAGATTTAGAAACACTGAGCACTCGCCCAGATGCTACTATATTGACATTTGGTGCTTGTAAGTTCAGCCCATATAAACAGCATGAGATCGTAGATGGTATCTACTTCCGTATATCAGTTGATGAACAGACAGCACTTGGCCGTCACGTTGATGAAAACACTGTAGCATGGTGGGGACGACAGGCAGATGATGTACGTGAAGAAGCCCTTGGAGATGATAATCGTATTTCATTAGACGAGTTTACCCGAGAGTTAAATAGATTTATAGTAGGTTGTGATAACATTTGGGCACAGGGTCCTGTGTTTGATATTGTTATCTTAGAAAACCTATACCGCCAATTGGGCTTGCCTTGTCCTTGGCAGTTCTGGCAGATCCGTGATAGTCGCACCTTATTAAGCACTCACGGTGATCCCAGAGATAAAAACAAGGCAGGCTTGCACAATGCCTTAGAAGATTGTGTCAGCCAAGCGCAGGCAGTGCAAACAGTATTTGCGCAGTGTGGTATAACAGAGAAAAGATAATGAACATTATATTTGGTCGTGAAAACGCAGAAAAACTTAGAGAAAAATACACTGTATTAGATCTAGAAAAGCTAGTAGTAGAAGGCAAAGAAGTAGAAGTTTTCTGCTTGATTCCTGCTGAAAAAATAGCTCTACCTGATCTACCACAGTTAGAACAGTGGATCAAACTACACGAAGATTTCCTCAACGGGTATCATACCCAACAATGGAACTATTGCCGCCAATGTATCGAGTATTTAACAGGTAAATTTGGTGGTGAAGTAGATAGCTTTTATTCTATTATTTTAGAAAGAATAGAAGCCGAAGACCCCCAAAAGTCCAACTAATCTAGTCAACAATACACATAGTTAATTTCTAGCGGTTCCGAGTAAATAGTAGTAAGGAGCCGAGAAAATGAAACTATGTATTTCATTCCTATTACTTTCAGCAGCGTTTGCGGTATCTGC